CCATAGATTGCAGTTGCATCAGAAGTACCATCAGAAGTTGATCTGTAAGTTGTATAAGTTGCTTGACCATCCACTAATGTAAAAGATGAGTTTCCTACTTCCCAATAATGAAGACCTCTGTTTCCCCATTCTTGAAACATAATATTTAAACTACGTCTGGCAATTCTCATTTGATTACCAGCAGTAGGTTGCATACCAATTCTTTCGTATGCTTCTTCTATGATTTCATCAATAGAAAAATTTTTATCGAAAGTATATGTTCCAGAAGTAGTATTAGCCATTTAAGCCTCCTACGCTGTTAAACTTGGTCCAGAATACTTATCTGTCAATAATGTATAAGCAGCAACATTAGTTTTAGTTTTACAATAAATTCCTTTTGGAAATAAAATTCCATCTTCAGGAAATGAAAAATTAATTACATCTCCACTTGGAACATCCCCAATAAATAAAGTTGTACCTGAATTAGAAGTTGTAGTTAATTCTAAAACTCCTGCTCCTACTGCATCAGAAGCAATTATAATACCTCTTAATCTAACTGGTGCAGCAATAACTGCTGTTGCACCTGCAGCTGCTGTTGATCTTGTTGCTTGTATATCGCCTTTACTTGCCATGTTATTCTCCTATTAAATTTATGTGGGGCCGAAGCCCCACATTAATTATTTATTACGCTACTGTTGCGCCACTGTTTGAAACAATAACCCAACCAATTGTACTAGCCCAAACTAAACATACTGTGTCATTAACATCAGCAAAAGCAATGTTAGTTCCGTTAGCAAACGTAGCTGGAGTAACTGTTGCAGTTCCACCGCCGTCAACAACCATAGTAATGATTTTCATTTGACCAACAGTTGTACCATTAGCTAAAGTTACTGCAGCAGCACCTGCTCCTGTAGTTAATTCTGTAACTAAATTAGTTATATCAGCAGCACCTGCTCCAGATAAAGCTTGAACTCCACCTGTTATAGTTTTGCCATAAGATGCGTTAGTTGTAACAGCACCTGTAGTAGCATTTTTTGTAATTGATTCAAAACCGTTTTCCGATCGGACTGGTCCTGAAAAAGTAGTATTTGCCATATTATTATCCTCCAAGTTATTTCTACATAGTCTCTTGGCCGTCGACTATACTCGTCTATGCAGAATTTAATTGTATAGTAATGATTTTATATAGTAGATTTTAGTGAAGTGCAAGAGAGTTTGTAGTGGAGTTGACGTTTTCCAGCGGTTTAGTAGCGTTTAATTAAGTAGCTACTGATACTTGTGGTGCAGCATCTTCAATTTTATTCATCAAACTAGCTTGTTTTGCTTCTGCTAATTTAATGTGGTTGATAACTTCTCTAATTTTGTTATCAATCCTCACCATATCAAGAGTATATCTACCCTCGTCGTTATAGTGCTGCTCCCATTTCAGTTCTAGAGTCCTTTTCTGTTTGTAAAGGTTCTGAACGTGTGTTTGCATCATTAACCTCCTCATAGGTTATCCAAGTTTTACTTTTATTGTAAAATCCACTTGTTTCCCATACTATATCAGATTGTCCTAGTTTGTCAACTATTGCATCATTTAACGCTTCCTCGCTGTCTATGCAAGTCACATTAAACTTTGTGAAGTATCCTCTAGATCTAATTTGTACAGTAAATGTTTTCATGAGTTCTTTCTTATAGCATAAAAAAAGGGGGCCCGAAAGCCCCCTTTTAAATGAAAGTTGTGTATTAATTACGCACCTTCAACGCCGAAGATACCTCTAGGGTCTGATACTCCAAATGAGTATCTTTCTCTAGCTTTGTATCTAACGTTGCCAGTGTCGAAATCACCTTCCATTGCAGTATTTAACGCTGCTCTTTGGAACATTTTCATTCCATTAGGCACGTCAGTGATAATGTAGAAAGAATCCGTGTCAGTTAAGTAGTTATTAACTCTGTAACCTTGAGGGATCATTCCCATAGACGCAATTGCGTTTATGTCATTATCAGCTGTACCAACTCTACCTTGAGATTTCATCAATCTCTCAGCTGTAAATTGGTTTTCAGAAGGGACAATCATCTTGACCCCTCTAGCTGCAATTTTGAGACCTCTTTCATCAGTCATAGCCGCAATGTCAATTAACGACTGTTCTAATGAAGTTTCATTAAGATCCGCCTGCGTAGTTAGGGTATTTTTGAAAGTACCCGCTATCGTAGGGTGCGAAGTGCTGAAAAGTGCAACACCGTCTCCAGATTTAAACGTAGCTACGCCAGGTAGACCGTTGTTCAATGGAGCCGCTGCTTTTACTTGTTTAGCATTTGCCATAGATCTTGCTAATGCTTTTGTGTATCTAGAAGCAAGTCTGTCGTAGAGGTTATCTTCGATAGCTTCTTCAGTGATAGCAAACGCAAGAGCGATTGTCTCGTGAGTGTAACGAGCAGTAAAAGTTTCTTGTGCAGAATCAAATGATACGCCTTGACCTTCACCTTTTACTTGTGCGTTAGCGAATCCAGATAACATAACTTCCTCTTCGAAAGCTCTGTCGCTAGATTCTGTTGTATAAATTTCAGCATGCTGATTTTCATACCTTTTGTATTCCAGACCAAATAGTGCATTTAGGCCTGGCTCTAGTTCTTTAACTAGTTGTGATCGTGATATTGCCATAGTCTATATACTCCTATTATGATTGTAGTTCTAACAAGTTAGCAACAACAATTACAGATCTGTAAGCAGCAGTAGCATCATCATTTTCAGGATCCTCTGCTGATCTTAATAATCTATATTGTTTGTCATCTGCACCAGTCGTACCAATGTCCAAAGTTGCTGTTGATTTACCAGTGTTGGTATCTCCAGCAGAAGCATTCATATCGAATGTTTCTAAGAACACAGCTTGAGCTGCAGCAGCGTCAGTGCCTACAATGTAGTTCTGGAATGGATCATCATTTACGAACGCTGTGATGTCTTCACTGTTTGCTGGTGTGATTGAACCTACGTAGTAGTTTGCCCAAGTTGGCTTCAATGTAGTAGCCGCATTGTAAAATACTCCGTTAAGTACACCAACTACAGGAGCAGCTGAACCTTGTCCTTCGACAATGTATCCAGCAGCACTTTTGACAGCACCACCGTTATAAATAGCTGTGCCGTAGCCAGCATCTATAAAGTATTTTGATTGACCAGAGATAGCAGGAGTATTTCCTAATCTATCGCCAGGGATCAAACCAAAACCTTTTGTGTTTTTGTTTGCCATAGTTTCTCCTATTCCATGTTGTTAACGTTAATTCGATGATAGGGATTAACCCGAGAAATAACTAAAAAATTATTTCTTTGTACCACCGAAGGTTACACGGGACTGTCTATCAATATTGATAGGCATCCTGTTGTCCTGCTCCTTCATTAGATCGTTGTTTATCGCTTCGTCCATATCTTCGGCTTTTGACCTCATATAATTTTGACGTTGCTGTGCGATCTCTTCAGGTACCTTTGCAAGCAAAAGGCCGCCAACCCCAACCACTCCCTTGTATTTGCCGTCTTCGACGACAGGATAGTCAGATGCGTTTTCGATTTCCTCGGCTCTAACAAGTTCATAACCTTGTCTGATCCGACCTTGAATGTTTTTAACATCCTGAAATCCAACACTCTCTGCTCTTATCCATCTATACCTGAATCCATCAGGTGCAGGGGGTGCATCTAGAGATGATGGTGGAACCCACACTTTTGGTCTTTCAGTCTTTGACCGTGTTTGGTTCGCACGAGAAGTCTTATTGTTATCTTTTTCCATACGCTATACCTCCTTCGTGATTTTTAATTGTTTTGCGTACTCTTCGAGTGGCACTCCTAATTTTTTAGCTATTGCTACCTGTGATGAAGTGAGTCTCACAGTTTTGCGTCCTGGTTTTACGCTTCGATTTACTGAAGCAACGGACTGAACCGGCTTAGACGTAGTTTGTTGATTAGTTTTACCAAACTTATGTGGAAAGTCAACACGTATTCTTTTATCTATTTCCGCATAATACTCTTCAGATTTAGGATCATATCCTTCATTCTCAACTAACTCTTTGTGGATTTCAAAAGCAGTAAAAGTCATAGCTCGGTCTT